AATCGCCAACGCAGACTTTGTAGTGGCACCGGACAGCAGTGTAAATCACATAGCAGCGGGATTGGACACGGCTTGCGTGTCGCTGTGGGGATCGTACCACCCAGATGACCGCATGACCTACTACCCAAAGAACGTGTCGGTGTTCAAACCGGACACATGTCCACATGCGCCCTGTCGCCCACATGCGGGTCTACCGCAGGCGAAGTGTAAGGATGCGAGTAACAAGACACCGAAGACGCAAATGTGGTGTAATGCACTCCGAAACATTAAGGCGGAGGATATTGTCGAGGCATCCATGAAAGCACTGGAGTTGGAGGATAAGAGCCAAGAAACCAAATAACTAACCGGCGATGTGGTATGCAGGGAGATCCTGCATCGGGATTTCCTCTAGTGTGTTCTCCTCTTGAATCAGAGCCGGTTTGAGTTTTGTATGATCGACAACCAACGCAAAGCTGAAGAGATCGTGGGATCTGTGGATTGGCAATCTTCAAACCACGGCCTATGCAAATGCCCAGGGGAGGCAACCCACACCAGCCACACAAGGTTGCGCGATACCACGGTATTCGTAGATGGTGTACCTACGATCTTCTGCTGGCACACCTCATGCGTGGCTTATCGGGAAGAGGCCAACCGAAAACTTCGCCGCGCCATCCTCAAGGACTTTGCCTTCACTGCACCGATGTCCAGCGGCACATCCGTACCAACGGCCTTGGTAATCCAGAAAGATCCAGAGTCCGAGATCATTGACCGCATTAAGACCATTGCTGAATCAAACAAGAAGCGGTACCTGACGCACTATAATTGGGATACGGCAGACATGGCGGAAGAGAGTCCGGTGCGTCTGGAGACCCCACAGGAGCAATACAAGGCATTCCTGTCGCTGTTTAATGATGCCGACAATCTGTGGATTGGTAACATCACTGACAGCGGAAGGCACCCGCAGAACTTCCGGCTTGCGGAAGAATGGAAGAAGTTAGATGAACCTATTGGTCAGTTCACCACAGGCGCAGTGTTCAAGCCAGCGACTATTAGCCGTTCTAATGATACTGTTGATGTGCGCTTATACCTAGTTGTCGAGTCAGATACGCTGAGCAAGCCGCAGATGGGTGCGGTGTTCCAGCTTATGCGCGACTTGTTCCGCATGAAAATGTTTGCCGTGGTCGACACGGCGGGGAAGAGTTTGCATGGTTGGTTTGAGATGCCACCCAAGAAAGAATGGTTGGAACAATTAAAAGCTTTCCTTGTTCCGCTAGGGTGCGATCCTGCAACTTTCAAACCTAGCCAACCGGTTAGGATTCCAGGTGCCAAAAGAAACGAACGCATGCAGAGCCTTCTATGGTTCTGCAAGGAGGGTAAATGATAGAGCCAGCAATAAGTTTGGGAGTGAAACAACCAGTGGACCAATGGCCGCCGATCAAGTCATACGCCGACTTGATGCGTGAACCACTACAGGAGCCACAGATTTTAATTGAAGGCATACTGCATAGAGGTGGGAAGCTGCTTCTAGGGGGAGGAAGCAAGTCATTCAAGAGTTGGGCGTTGATTGACCTAGCATTATCAATTTACTCGGGCACTCAGTGGTGGGGGCAACAGTGTCACAAGGCCAAGGTGCTATTCATTAACTTTGAGATTCAAGAGTGGAGTTTCCGCAACCGCCTAGCCGATGTGGTCAAGGCCAAAGGGCTAACCGATGAGCAAGTTAAGGATTTTGACGTTTGGACGCTCAGGGGCCACGCTGCTGATTTTAGCCTTATCCGACCCCTTATAGAGAAACATATCGATGGGAAAGGGTACCAGGCGATCATTCTTGACCCAAATTACATGCTGATGGGGGAAAAGGATGAGAATAACGCCGGTGACATGGCCACCCTAATGAATGAGTTTGAAGCTTTGGCGGTGCGACATGACCTTTCAGTGATACTTAGCCATCACTTCAGCAAGGGAAACAAGTCAGGCGCTGAGTCCATTGACCGCTTCTCTGGCTCCGGAGTATTCGCCCGTAACCCAGATACCCTAGTCGTGCTGACCGCCCATGAAGAGGATGAACGTAGCTTCAGTTGCGAGATTACACTAAGAAACTTCCCTCCAGTTGACAGCTTCGTCATTCAGTGGCATTACCCCATATTCAAGGCTAACTACGCACTGAACCCAGACAAACTGAAGCGTCAGAATACGAACAAATCTATTGATGATAAACGCCTTCTGACTGAAATGGGTAGCAAGGATTGGGTTGCCAACCAGCTTGTTAAGCACCTTGCAGAGAAGCTTTCAGTCAGTGAACGCACCTGCTACAAATACATTGAAAGACTGACCAAGGCTGGAAAGATACTGAAGGAGAACGGTTTATATACTGCAAACCAGGCTGAATTTTGAACTGAAGCCTGCGCTGAAAAGTTACTGAAGCTTACACTATGAAGTCCATTATATATATAAGACAATACAATTCGCGAAGGGAAAGTAGAGGTAGGACTCCTTAGTCCGTCCTACCCCTACCGCTACGCTCTTTCCCGTAGCGTTTCGGAAGGCAAAACAAAAACAGCTTCAGCGGGGTTGGGTTGGGGTGGGCATCGGGTCTACCGATGGGGGTTTGGAGAGTTGCGGGTCATGCTATACTACACAAATGAAACAAGGACTATACGCAAACATAAACGCAAGAAAGAAGGCTGGGATTAGCAGGCCAAAGAGCGAATCCACCATTAAGCCTAGGATTTGGAAGCTTATGAAGGCCAAAAAAGGTGGGTTTGAAGCCTCTAAAGACTGACCTAGCTTGGGCCTATATCGAACTGCTCTTAACTGAGAACAGCCGACTACATAAGACTATTGGGTTAGTTGATAGGTTCTTTGGGGATATACTTGCCAACTGCTCTAGGGAGGTTTATGAAGCGAATATGGCTACGCTTACTGAGGACCTGGAGGAGTTGGGAGAGTTTCTGGCTAGCCACCAGACTAGGATTGCGGCGTTGAGCAGCCAACTGAAAGGGAGCGAATGAGCGAATTACCTTGTAATAGTCCACGGCGTACACCTGGTGGCAGAAAAAAGTTTGTGGTTAGGGCTTGTCAGAATGGGCAGTCAAAGACTATCCGCTATGGCGATCCAGACATGACCATAAAGAAAAGTAACCCAGACCGGCGTAGAAGCTTTCGGGCTAGGCATGGATGTGACAGCAAGCCGCCTAGCAAGATGTCGGCAAGGTACTGGTCCTGTAAGAACTGGTAAAACAATGCGCCAGGATGCCCGAAAAACGCGTTCTAAGGCCGTTTCTAGGCGTTTTGGTGGCAAACGTGATGCAAGAGACCTTCCGGTGGTCAAATTTAAGGTTGAAAAGCTTCCAATGCCTAACCTGCCGTTAGGCAACCGAGCGTGCTGCTGCCGAATATGTCGCTAGACTTCCGTTTTACATAGTCCTTATAGGCTATGCGTCTTTATAGCGTCCTTATAGAGACCTTAACGCTCCCGTTTAATGGCTGGCCTACCGTTTTCTAGCCGCCACCTATCCCAACGCTCCCGCTGTCTTTGCGCTACCGTTTGATAGTGTTTCGCGCCCATCTTGCGAGCCTTGGTGGGTCCGGTAACGCTCCCGCCCTTTTTGCCTAACTTGGATAGGTAGGCTTTTATGATTTGGTCTTCGGTCATATTTTTATTGATTCCTTATAGGCTGCGCTGCCGTTTGTAAAGGCGGAATGCCTGGGCTGCCGTTTATGGTGGCAATGGGGTAGAACCATTGGCGAGGTTGCGTGACTTAATTAAAGCAACTTTGAGGCGTGGGCTAGTCCTGCAATATAATGATTCATCTGTGTGTATGTTCGCCAAGGAGAAACCGCACTATTGTATGACTTAAGGCGAAACTTGTCTCCATCATCAACCGTTTTCTCAAGTTTGATTCGCTCGAAAAATCCATAGGTTATCAAAGCGTTTTCCAGTGCCTGAACTTGTTCCATTAGATTCATATTGTGTTCTTTTCTCATTTTCAATTCCTCTTTCTTTCTTTCCATTCACGCAACCGTCACCGGCTGCGCTGCCGTTTGGTAGGATTGTCCGGGCTATCGCCTGGAATCATTCCTCCGCTCTCCCCTTGTGAGGGAGAGACGAGGAAGGATTAGCGAATCTCCCAATCGATTAGATCATTTTTTATTTCCGATTGAGTATCTGGATGAATAAACTTTATGTCCATATCCTCGGCTATGCGTTGAGCGTCCTCACGATCAATGGCATTAAAGTGAACATTGATTGTCATTGTGATTGTGTGTTCTTTCATATACTCCGTGTCCTTTCTTTTACTTTTCTTTAGGTCATCTCTATCGAGTTTGACCTCTCCCACCCTCGGTCAAGAGGATGGACGAGGGAAAACTTATTTCCTAAGCATGAACGCAACCCAAGCGGCCAAGATTGCCCCAAGGATTAAGCCATGCGCGAAGTATACGGCGTTGGTCATTACCATTTCTCCTTTCTTATTGTGTATTGTGTCGGTCCCATAAACCTCCGCCACAATTCAGCACGCTCTAGCGTTTCGAATCTTTGGACGAAGGAACCGGCGCGAGTGTAGATGGAGTAGCAAATCATGACGCGCTTTCCATGGTCATGTAAATGCCTAAACTTTCCATGACTATTTCATGCGCTTCCTTTTCGCACGTTGCTTCGAACTGAAGAACCGGCATGGATAATCCATGACCATCCTTCTTGTCGAAAACTTCCACCAGGTAAGTTTTCAAGCTTTCTCCTTTCCCATGATGAAATCATGCGCTGCCTGTGCTTTGGCGGCTGCATAGAATATCATTTTTGGATCATTCTTTAGAACGCGTGACCAATTTTGACAATAGGCCACGGCGTTTTCTTCAACTTCAGCGCGGTTGATTCCTGATGATTGACACAAGAACTGCGCGCCTATCTCAGCCACTAATTCCTCCTTGGCATACTTTTCGCTGCCAAAGTTTCCGCCAAGATCGCGTTCAAGTCGCGACTCATGTCCTGTTGCATGCGTCAATTCATGAAACATAGTGTCATAATATGCGCTTGCGCTTGTCCAGTGGGCAGTTCTAGGTGGCATATTCACAATATCTTGACTTGGAATATAACAGGCGCGCAAACCATCAACTATCTTAGGCGCACGCGGCATCTTGCGAATTACCTCATCGGCACTTACAATTTGCGCCACCGGCTCACTAGCTTCTTCACGTGGCGGCATTCCATCGCACTGAGAAGCATTAAACACCGTGTAATGCTTCATAAAACGGAAAGTTTTTACACTCTCATTTCCAGTGCTTTCTGCTCCTTCACTCTCTCCACTCTTTTTGATGGTTGAATAAAATATAACTGGCCATCCCTTTTCGCCCTTCTTGACTTGCGCGCCAAGCGCAACGGCTTGCTTGTAAGTCAAAAAGCGGGGGTCAGGATAATGACTCGCTAGGTTTAATACTAGAGCGTTGACTCCCCTATACTCTGAACCGCTGACTGCATTATGCGCGGCAACACTGCGCCATGGTTTGCGCCATGGAATCTCGCCGCGTCCTAGTGCTTCCACTATCTTTTCAACTATTCTGTTTGTCTGCTCATTTTGCATTGTGTGTTTCCTTTCTTTTCTTTTTGCCTTAGGCAATCCAAGCGGATTCTCCCTCGACACATTCAACTTATGCAATCGGATTTCATCACACAAGCCTTTTGTTTATTTTGTTTTATGGTATAAGATTGACTAATGGATGATATTAGCGGATCTCCAACCGCGCATAAGGCCAAAAATGGGAAGTTCAAATTCACTCCCGAAATTGAATTGAAGATATTAGACGCGTGTGGCTCCGGTTTTACTATAGAAAAGGCTGGTGCTTTAGTTGGCGTGAATCCTTCCACGATTCGAACATGGATTCAGCGCATGCCCAAGTTCAGCGAGAAAGTGGAGACAGCTAGAAAAAACCATGAATTGTCCCTCCTAAAGTCCATCGAACAAGCGGGTGAGAAGTCATGGCAGGCGAAAGCATGGCTAGCCGAGCGAATCTACCATCATGCGATTCCTTCAAGTCGTTTAACTGTAGATACTTCAGTGACTCATAATGCCGGTGCAGGCTTCGCGCAACTCCTCGCTGGTCTCGCATCGCGCCGAGCAGAAAAGAAAGCGCAAGTGATTGATGCACAGGTGATTAAACCTATTGAAGATACTAAAAGTAAATACAATAGTTATTGCGCGACAAATGGAACGCAAAGTATTATAACACCAATACCATTAGAAAACGAAAAGACTTCCGGTAAAGCGCGCCACGTTAGAATGAAACGCCGCAAACCAAGGGCAAAGGCCATGGACACCACGACGCCCCCCGCCCAGCCCCCAGCCACCATTTGAAACGCATATACCCCCCTAAGTAATTCTGGCACAAAATAAAAAGAGGTCTATGGCAAAGCGAATCCCCAAGTCCGCGCAGAAGACCCCAGATGAGGTTATCGAAGACCTACTCCGCCCCTCTCCTTTCGCAGACAAAGTATTGGGACTCAACTTGTATGATTGGCAAAAGAAGGTTCTTGCAGACTTAGAGCAAAGAGATTGTCGAGTCGCCCTGCGTGCTGCCAACGGATCTGGCAAGACAAGCACAGTAATTTCAGCCATTCTGCTATGGCACGCACTTGTTTTCCAGCGTTCCATAGCCGTAACAACCGCCGGAGTTTTCCGTCAAGTCGAGAGTCAGCTTTGGCCTAGCCTAAGATCGCACATAGCGAAGCTTGGCGGTCCTTGGGAGGTCACATCTGGCGAGATCCGCTATCTGCACCCTAACGGCAACACATCGCGCATTATAGGCTATTCTGCGACTGATCCAGGTAGGGCTGAAGGCTGGCATGCGGAGAACCACGAAACTGCGCCCTTGCTTATGGTAGTGGACGAAGCCAAGACCGTAGCCGACCCATTGTTCGAGGCCATCAGTCGATGTCAACCAACGCGACTGCTAATCGCCTCATCACCTGGTGGTAGCAGTGGTGCGTTCTATAGAGCTTTCACCAAAGAGGCGAATATGTGGCAGAAGCACGCTGTCACAGCGTTTGACTGCCCTCACATCACGCAGGCGCAGATAGACGAAGTGGTGCAGAGGTATGGTGAGAAGCACCCGCTGACTAGGTCAATGATCTATGGCGAGTTTGTGGACATAGGCAGTGAGAGTCTGATTATTAACCTTAACCAGATCCAGAACTGCTATAACACACCACCGCAATACAAGCCTGGGGTAAGGGTAGCTGGCGTAGATTTTGCCGCTGGTGGCGATGCCAACGTACTATGTATTAGAGATGGCAATAAGGTGCTACCCATGATCGCATGGCGCGAAAGGGATACGATGGCGGCTGTGGGTAGGTTTATTGTCGAGTTTAAGAAGGCTGGGTTGGAAGCTGGCAACATTTACGCTGACGCAAGCGGTTTGGGCATGGTCATGTGCGATGCCTTGGCTGAGTCTGGGTGGCAGGTCAATAGGGTTAACTTTGGTGCGTCTGCCTACGACAACGATGCCTACACCAACCGCTCTGCCGAGATGTGGTACGGCATGGCCAAGAAGATTGAGGATGCAGAGATCATTTTGCCTGACGATGACGACCTGACAGCGCAACTGACTTGTCGCCGGTCAATCACCAATAGCAAGGGCAAGCTTGGCGTGGAGTCAAAGGATTCGATGCGCTCTAGGGGCTTGGCATCGCCGGATAGGGCTGATGCCCTTGCCCTGTGCCTTGATGGTGGTAGTATGAGATGGGATTTGACTTTTCCCGTTGAGAAGCCAACGTGGAAGTCGCTTCTTGGCATGATCGAGTCACATGATCCGGTTATGGCAGGATTTGACCCAGGAGGATAAATTATGAACGCATGGAATTGGATTACTTCAAATTGGACTGAGATTGTCGCCGCTGTTGGTGGCGTTGTCTTGGCCGCCCGAATTGTTGTTAAACTTACCCCTACACCTGCTGATGACAGTTTTTTGGAGAAAGTCATCAATTTCTTGAAGGGTGTTGGGCTGAACATCAAATAAGTTCTAGTGATCGGTGCGATACTTCAAATCATCGCATCGGTCTTGCGCCTCATTCCTGGCTGGCGGGAAAAGCGTATTGACAAGATTGAGGGTGAGTGGCGGAACAATAATTCTGCCATTGATGATGATCTTGGTCCTAAACCTTGGTGGATGCGCGACAACAACTCCGGTGACCAGAACAAACGGAGCGGTAACTGAGTTGATGCTGGATGACAATTACCAGCAAATCCGCAATGGAAGTCCTGAGGTCAAAGCCTGGGCAAGAAAAGCTTTACATTACATTAACGATCTGTCATACGAATTAAATAGGGAGCGTGAGAAATAATGGCTGACAATAATCAACGGGCAACGTATTATCAAAGAGTATTAGAGGCGTTGAACCAGCGTGAAAGCTGGGAGAACCGCCAACGGTTGTTTTATCAGGCTCGTTACTTTGGTGTGCGCCGCAAGATCAAGCCTTGGCCTACTGCGGCAGATTTGCACGTTCAGTTGATTGATACTGCCATTGAGAAGCTCAAACCCAGCTTCGTCAACAGCGCAATCGGCAACGACATCCTTTCAAGCTTTGTACCCATGCGCCAACAGTTGACTCCGATCACGGTTTCGGCTGAACGCTGGTTTGATTACAACATGCGCGAGAAGACCAATTTCCAGAAGGAAATTGTTTCTGTCATCGACAACATCCTGCTCTATGGCCGTGGCGTGGCCAAGGTGATTTGGGATGAGGACCAGAAGCAGATTCGATTTGACGCTATTGATCCTTTCCACATCATCGTTCCTTCCTATACCAAGGAGTTCAAAGATGCCGATTTCATTGTTCACATCATCTCAACTAGTGTCGACTCCTATAAGGCAAATCCCGCTTACAAGCAGGACGAGGAACTTATCAAGATCATTTCTGGTAAACCCTCCAAATCGGTGGGCTTACGAAGTGAAATTCAGGATGAGATTTATAGACGGGAAGGAATTACTCAGGAAGGTGAGAATGATCGCATCATTCTTTGGGAGATGCACACGCCGACCAAGGACGGTTGGAAGGTAGAAACCTACAGCCCTCTTCAGATTCAGACCGACATCCGTAAGCCTTTCGTTT